ACCTAATCCCGCACCACCACCCCTATGGTAATGGGCGGCGCAACAGTTGGCGGCACAGTCTTGCGGAGGGTTTTGCGCGGCGAGTGGCAGGGGTGGTGCTGCTGTAGCTGTAGCTGCTGAGGCTGAAGCTATAGGGGGCTGGGTGGTGGGGTTACTCGCGCGGATTACTCCGGGGTAACTCGCGCCCGATTGCGTGTGACGCCCCCGACCACTGTGTGGGCACTGCTACAGCCCCTACTACTACTGCCAGCGCCAGCCACAGCATTGCCCCGCTGCCGCTGCACCCCCTACAGTAGCAACAACAGCAGCGCCCCTTCAACAGCAACAGCAACTGCAGCGCCCCATGAACATCCTCTGCATCGACGCCTCCAGCAGCTTCCTCGACTTCGGCCTGCGCTGCGAAGCTGCCGGCCACAGTGTGCGGCTCTTCCAAGGCCCTCTCCGCAACAGCTCCCCTTCCCCTGTCGCGCGCGGCCTGCTCCCCCTCGTCCCTGACTGGCAGAGCAGCATGCGGTGGGCTGACCTCATCCTCCTCAGTGACAATGTGAAGTACCTGCGCGAACTCGAAGGCTACCGCAGCAAGGGCTTCCCCGTCTGGGGGCCCAGCGCCGCCGTCGCCAACTGGGAACTTGAGCGTGGCACAGGCCAGCGCGTGCTTGAAGCTGCTGGCATCCCCTGCCTCCCCAGCACCACCTTCACCACCTACGACCAAGCCATCGCGCACCTCCGCGCCAACCCCACTGAGCGCTACGTCAGCAAGCCCACCGGCGATGCAGACAAGGCCTTGTCCTACGTCAGCAAATCCTCCCAGGACCTCCTCTTCATGCTGGGGCACTGGAAGCGCACGCAGAAGCGCAAAGTCCCCTTCCTCTTCCAAACCTTCACCCCCGGCATCGAGGTTGCAGTCGGCGGTTGGATGGGCAGGGACGGCTTTTTATCACAGTTCCTGGAGAACTTCGAGTTCAAGAAACTCATGCCTGGCGAAATCGGCGTCAACACCGGCGAGATGGGCACCCTGATGCGCTATTGCAGCGCGGAGGACAGCCGCTTGGCCCGCGAGCTGCTCCTGCCCCTGGAGCCTGAACTCATCCGCCATGGCTACACCGGCTACATTGACGTCAGCGTCATCATTGACAAGCATGGCCAGCCTTGGCCGCTCGAATTCACCTCCCGCCCAGGCTGGCCGCTCTTCCAAATCCAGCAGGTTCTGCACCCCGACCCCTGCGAGTGGATGCGGGCGGCGCTTGATGGTGTGGACAGCTTCCGTCCGTACGCTGATGTAGCTGCCGGAGTGGTTGTTGCGATGCCTGACTTCCCCTACAGCCATCTGACGCGCAAGGCAGTGTGTGGCTTCCCCCTGTGGGGGGTGACTGAGCGCAACCGCTACTGGCTGCACCCCTGCGAAATGGCTGCTGGCACCGCCCCAGTACTGCGCAACGGCAAGCTGGTGGAGGAGCCCATGCTCGTAACTGCTGGGGACTATGTTTGTGTTGTGTCAGGCGTCGGAGGTGGTGTGGAGGAGGCCAAGGCGGAGGCTTACACGCACTTGCGTGACTTCGAACTCCCCAACAGCCCCATCTACCGCAACGACATCGGCGCGCGCCTGGAAGCACAGCTCCCAGAACTCCAGGCAATGGGGTACGCAACGGCCTGGCAGTGGTGAAGGGGCGGCAGCATGGCGCGTGACCTCCCACCTGTGCCCCCACTGCAGGACATTGCAGTGCCCTCCGGCGTGTGGCCGCGCTGGTTCATGCTCCTGCGTGAGCTTGTGCGGGCGAGCGCGCTGGGGCTCACAAGCCTCAGCGGCATCATCAAAGGCGCTGGCGGGGTGTTTGCTGTTGCCAGCCCCAATGTGGACTACGCCCTCCCGCCGAAGCTGCAGTACGCTGCCCCCGCGGACGGCTTCACCCTCGCGCTGCCTGCTGGTACCACACAAGTGCTGCTGGAGCCGGCTGCGGACTTGACCAGCGGCACGGTGATGCTGCCAGTTGGTATGTACGATGGGCAGCAGTGCTGGATCACAATGGTGACCTTCCACATCGCCACCCTTACAGTAGTTGCGGCCAGTGGGCAGTCTGTCGTCCCCCCAGCCACGCGTACACTGCACAGCGGCAGTGCCTATGATGCCATCCCGAGCACGCTGTGGGTCTTCCGGCTGGGCAATGCTAGCTGGTACAGGGTGCTGTAGGCTGTGCTGTGGTGGGGAGGGGCTGGCTGTAGTAGGGTCTGAGGGTGTGGAGGCGGTTTCTCCCTCGTATTACCCCGGAGTAATCCGCGCCAATAACCCTCTCCCAGTCCCTTCGCCACCTGTATGCCACCATCCACCTACTACGCTCGCGGCCAGTGGAACTTCACTTGCGACCTGTGCGGTGCCACGGAGAAGTCAGGGCGCAGCATGCGCACCTGGGATGGCTTCAGGGTGTGCGCGAAGCACAAGGAGGTGCGGAATCCGCAGGATTTCCTGCGTGGTGTGCGGGATGTTCAGGCGGCGCCGTGGACGCGACCAGAGCCACTCCCGACCTTCGTGCCGTACGTTTGCACCCTGCAAGGCACTAACGCCATCCCAGGCTTCGCTGTCCCGGGGTGCGTGGTACCTGGCTACGTCAACACCGCGTTCATCCCCTCTGCTGTGCCTGCACCAGCACCTTGAAGGCCCACAGTCATGACAACTTTCCGCGACCAAGACCCCTCCACCCCCATCACTGCAACTTGGCTCAACGCCGTTGACGCGGCTGCCTTCACCACTCTGCCGGCAGCAGCGGCAGCAGCGGCAGCAGCGGCTGCTACGGCGCAGGCTGCGGTGAGTGCGCAGGCTGCGTTTGTTGCGGATCTTGCCTCTCCCGCAGCAGGGAAGGGGGCGGGTCTTGTCAAGCTCACAACGGGCCGCACCGTAGAGTCTAAGCTGAAGGAATTTTCAAGCGCGGCGGATGCGGGTGCACCCGGGGATGGATCTGATCAGACATCATCGCTAAATGCTGCTGCCGCTGCTGCTGCATATATCTACCTGCCGGCAGGGGACTACCGAAGCACCAACGTCGCGCTGGAGTATTGGCGGTTCTTTGGCATCGGCACGCTGCGCGTCGGCACGCAAAACATCGAGGTACCCCCATTCCCTCAATCTGGAGCGGCCGGCAAGTTTTACCGCACCACGTTTGGCAACTATGAAAGCGCCGTCGCGTTGACGGTTGTCGCGGACGGCTTAGACCAGTCGAGCACCAACACCCAAGTCACCGGCACGAGCGCAGCCGGAGTCGCCAGCAGCTATCAGTCGTTCGATCATGTAGGCCTGTATGTGGCCGGCAATGGCTATGCCTGCCTCAAAACGGCGGGCGGCACTACCACGTTCACGGCTACATCAGTCAGCGCCCCTGACATCACCACCGCATCTGTGAAAGTTGGCATGTTTGCCTGGGTGCAGGGCGGAGCAGGTTATGTTGGCAAAGTTACCTCGGTAGCGGCCGGGGTCGCTACTGTGGACAGCTGGTACACCTGGGGCAGTGGGGCGCCGGCGACCCCTGCGAACGCGCAGACGTGCTGGTTTAACCCGAATACCAAAATCTGGCCCATCAACGCAAATCTGTACCTCCCGACTACTGGCGATGCCAATGCTGGCACGGGGTTTGAGCTTGGCCTTGTCGTCAACAAAGTCGGTGCCGGGGCCAATGTTCGCGGTTTTGAGGCGGTGAGCCTTGGGTCTGAAAAACCGTTCGCAATGTTCGCGGGCCGCAATGCCCGCACGGCCACGTTTTACAGCGATACGGGCGGCGATTTTGGGTTTCTCGCAGCCGCCCCAGCCGTTGGATTTGAGGTGCGCGATGCAACGGCATACAGCTACAGCGTCAACAACGCCGCTGGCCGGCGCTGGTCTGTAGACCCGGCTGGGTGTATCTCCCGGCAACACCTGGCTATAACCGTAGATGGAATCACCGCAGAGACCTCCGTGTGTATCAGTACAGCGGGCGGGACGCCGTCCAGGACGCTGCCGGCAGGCCTCGGCGCTGGACGCACGATCACGGTCAAAGCGCTCAACGCATGCACCGTCTCAGCCGCATCGGCAGTCGTCGATGGGGTGGCCAGCGTATCGCTAGGGGCGGGGACATGGGGGACCTTTATCTGCGACGGCACCAACTGGTATCGGATCGGTTGATGGACAACAAAGAGTTTTCCGACACCCTGCGGTCGCTGCTGCATGAGGTGCTCAACGAGCGTGCCCGCGTGCCCGAGGCTGAGCACCGAGAGCACCACGACTGGGTGCGTGGCCAGATCGAGCGCCAGCAAGCGCGCTCCGAGTTCTGGCGCGCGCTGGCGCAGAAGAGCCTCCCCGCTATGGCTTGGTCGCTGATCGCCGCGGCGGCTGGCTGGCTGGTGACGATGGCGCGCAATCACATTCACTGGAGCTGATGCATGAGCAACATCACACGGCAACTGCGGTGCGACGAGGCTGTGCGCCGCACGGTCTACCGCGACAGCCTGGGCTACTGGACCATCGGAGTAGGGCGCCTGGTGGATCCTGCAAAGGCCGGTGGCGGCCTGCGCGACACTGAGATCGACTTCATGCTGGCCAACGACATCGAGGACCGTGTGCGGGCGCTGACGGCGGCCCTACCGTGGTTCACAACGCTGGACGAGGCGCGACAAGGAGTTCTGCTGAACATGGCGTTCCAGCTCGGCACCGTGGGCCTGCTGGCATTCACGACCACCCTCGGATATGTGCGCAGCGGCGACTACGCCGCGGCGGCCAAGGCGATGTCGGCCAGCAAGTGGGCGCAGCAAACCCCGCAGCGCGCACAGCGCCTGGCCGACCAGATGGCGTCCGGCGTGTGGCAGTTTGCAAAGGGGACTTGACGTGACGCTTGACCCAATCACCGCCGGCATCGACCTCGCGAACACTGTCGTCGGCAAGCTCTGGCCGGACAAGAGCGCTCAGGAGCAGGCGCAGCTCGCCGCGGCAGTTGCGCTGGTGCAGGGGCAGCTCGACATCAACAAAGCCGAGGCCGCAAGCCCGAGCATGTTCGTCGGCGGCTGGCGGCCGGCGTGTGGCTGGGTGTGTGCGGCCGCGTTGGGCTATCAGTACCTCGCGCGGCCCTTGCTACCCTGGGCGTGCGCCGCACTCGGCCACGCTGTGCCAGAGCTGCCAACACTCGATGGGACGCTCATGGAGCTGTTGGCCGGCATGCTGGGGCTGGGCGGGCTGCGGACTGTGGAAAAGATCAAGAGCGTGGCTCGCTGACCTCGGCCCCCTCAATCTGCCGCTCAACCCAAGTTGATTGCGACAGCCCGGCATCGCTGGCCAAGCGCTCCAGCTTGGCCTTGGGTGCGGCAGTAGTGCGCGGCGTGGATGATGGCGGTCGAGCGGCTGCGCGGGATGCGGGCGGCTCGGGTGATGGGCCAGCACGCAACTGAGGCGCATACAGCGGACTACGTGTGGGCGAGGGCAGCCGAGGTGGTGGAGTCGACCCGTTGACATGTTATTCGGCAGCGCTTGTCTATTAACTACAAGTTAGGCCCGTACCTTACCGCCAGCAGCAGCAATCGCGGCGCGCAACTCGTCCACCTTGCGCAGCATTTCCTCGTTGTCGGGCGCGCAGCTCAAAGCCTCGGCTGTTTCTCTCACCGTGGTTTCGGCAAGCTCTGCGCGGGCTTTCCAGTAGTCGGCCTGTGTCGCAAACATACTCATCGTCAGTTCCATGCTCAGTTCTTTCGCTTCGTCCAACAGCCGCCCAACTGGCGGCTCAACCGGACGCCCGCAGGCAGTCTGTTCACCTCAGTTCCCTTTCAGCAAATAAGTCACAGCCCTTTGCGACAGGCCAAGGGCGTCCGCAATGGCTTTCTTGTCGCACCCCTTTCCCTGCAGCCCCAGTGCTTCCCTGCGGGCTAGCTCCCTCAGCTGCCATCCTGCCAATGCGCCGTTACGGTAGCCCCCAGCTCTCCTGGAAGGCAAGCTTTCGCGTGCCCCCACAGAAGGCTGCAACGACCACACCGCCATCTGCCCCCAGTAGGCACTGAGGTACACAACCCCAGCAGTCTCTGCTGCCCTGCAGTGTGCGACAACAGCATTAGGCAGTATGCCAGTGGCCTCAGCAAGCTCCTTGGTGGACTTCGGCCCCCACATGAGCTGGGCGATGAGGTTGTAGGCGGCAATACGGTAGGAGCTTCGGGTGGAGGTGGCGGGGGTTGTCATGGTAGCAGTGGGCATGGGGC